GTTATCAGAGAACTAATACATCATGTTATGAACAGTACTCTGGATAACATAGGGCTTCTTTGTATGGAAGAGAACACTAAAAATACAGCATTCAATATCATGTCTGTTGAAGCCAATGCCCGATTGTATATCAAAGAGGTTAGGGAAAAGTATACCAGAGAACAACTGAAGGGATGGCAAAAGAAAACCATTGACAGTAAAAGGTTCTATGCCTTTGATCATTTTGGTTCTGTATCTAATGATGAGATACTGGACAGAGTAAGGTACATGGCGAAGGGCTTGGATTGTAAGTGGGTATTTCTGGATCACCTCTCAATACTTATATCAGGGAACGAGGAGTTTGGGGATGAGAGAAAGTCTATTGATGTTCTTATGACCAAGCTCAGATCCCTTGTAGAGGAAACAGGTATAGCTCTGTTGCTTGTCTCTCACTTGCGTAGGCCAGCAGGGGATCGTGGACATGAGGATGGTAGAGAGATAACCCTGTCCCATCTAAGAGGGTCAGCCAGCATAGGACATTTATCCGATAGTGTAATTGGATTGGAAAGAAACCAACAGGCAGAGGATGAGATGGAAGCTAATACAACTACCATTCGTATCCTTAAGAACCGATACACTGGAGATACAGGCATAGCTTGTCATCTACATTACAATAAAGAAACAGGTCGAATGACACAGGTTGATAACCCCTTTATGGAGAATGACAATGAAGAAACCCTTTAGTAAAACAACATATGACATAGCCGATACTACAGCCAAGAAACATATGATTGGATGGTTAGAACATACTCAACCTAAATGTACTGTTAATTCTAAAGAGACTACTTACTTTGACCTGACTGTCAAGACAGATGATGGAGGAGATGCACAACTCTATGAAGTGGAGATCAAGTATGCATGGAAAGAAGAGTGGCCCGATACATGGGATGAGTTACGTATCCCTCATAGAAAGAAAAGATTACTGGATAAGTGGAAGGAAGATTACAGACATTGCTTGTTAACTTTCATAGTTTTTAATCATGACTGTAGTAAGGCATGGCATATAGATGGGGATACAGTTCTGGAAAGTGAAGTTAAGGAAGCATCAAATAGATATGTAAGGAAAGGCGAATTGTTTTTTCACATCCCTATTAAACAGGCTTATCAGGTGGACATGACATATGACAAAGGCAATAGTTGATATTGAAACAGACGGTTTGGAAGCAAGCTTAATACATTGTATCGNTGCCCGAAACTATGAAACCAATGCGGTAAAGACATGGGTAGGAGATGAGTGTAGAGAGTTTGCTTCTTGGTCTAAANCGATAGATACTTTTATCATGCANAATGGAATTAGTTTTGATGCCCCTATTTTAAATAGACTAACAGGATCTACTATTAAACCATCTCAGATAAGGGATACTTTAATTGAATCCCAATTATTTAATCCTATCAGGGAGGGTGGTCATTCTCTGGAAGCATGGGGAAAGAGATTAAAATTTTCTAAAGGAGAGTGTAATGACTTTACGACATTCAGTGAAGACATGTTGCAGTATTGTGAGCGTGATACGGAACTTACTGGGAGGATGGCTTCTGTCTTATCAAAAGAGGGTAGTACGTTCTCATCTAGATCGTATGACCTTGAAAGAAAAATAAGACTTATTATAGATCAACANNAAAAGAATGGGTTTGCTTTTAATATACGTNAAGCCATGCTGTTATTGNCTCANCTTGAAGATGAACAGCANGAACTGGAACGTANAGCANAGGAGATGTTTAAACCTACAGAGGTTAAGCTCAAGACCAAGANTAAGTATATCCCTTTCAATATAGCAAGTCGAAAGCAAATAGCGGAACGCTTAATGGAACTTGGTTGGAAGCCTAAACAATTTGGAAAGGAGATAGAATTAAAGGACGGCAGTACAAAGAAAAACGTAGTAGTATCAGAAGAAATTCTTGACAAAATAAATATGAAAGAAGCTAAAATGTTTAGCCGATACTTCCTCTTACAAAAACGTACAGGCTTGCTCAAGTCTTGGATACAGGCATGTGATGAGGANGAGAGAGTAAGAGGGAGAGTGCTTACTCTTAAGACTGTAACAGGCAGGATGGCCCATCACAGTCCCAACATGGCCCAAGTACCAGCCAGCTATAGTCCTTATGGTAAGGAGTGTCGAGAGCTATGGACAGTATCTAATTCTGATACCCATACTCTGATAGGTACAGATGCCAGTGGTCTGGAGTTAAGATGTCTTGCTCACTACATGGAAGATGAAGACTTTACTAAAGAGGTTCTTACTGGTGATGTCCATACAGCTAACATGAAAGCGGCTGGTCTTACTAATCGTGATCAAGCAAAAACTTTCATCTATGCCTTTCTTTATGGGGCTGGGTCAGCCAAGATAGGTAAGGTAGTAGGAGGTAATGCCAAGAGAGGACAGGAATTAATTGATAACTTCCTAAAAAATATGCCGAAGCTAAAGCTACTAAGAAATAATGTTATGGAAAAATCACAGGAGGGAACTGTAGGAGCATTGGATGGAAGACAGTTACAGATCAGAGCTTCTTATGCCAGCCTCAATACTTTACTACAGGGAGCAGGAGCTATAGTATGTAAGCAATGGCTTGTTCATATGGATGAACGCATTAGAAAGACAGGGATAGATGCAAAGCTTGTAGCCTCAATACATGATGAGTATCANTTTGAAGTAGCTAAGGGAGATACCAAAAGATTTGGACAGATAACTAAGGAAGCAATGAAAGAAGCTGAGAGAACTTTAAAGATGAAGTGTCCTCTGGATTGTGAATACAAAGAAGGTTTAACATGGGCAGACACTCATTAAAAAAGTGCTTGACAAAGTATTTATTATGTGGTACTATTAAAGTAGAATAGGAAAGGAGAAAAATCGGCAAAGAAAAATTTAAAGTAGAACGTTATAATCTGAATGTTATTATCAAAAGGAGTAAAGTAAATGAGTGTAATTTCTGGACAGGCATATTGGGCGCATGTGATTGCCCCTAATACTAAGTTCAATCCCGATGGGGAATGGAGCATAGAGATTTGCAATCTTAATGCTAAGAANAAAAAGGTTGCAGAAGNCGATGGTCTTACCATCAAAAACAAGGGTGATGAAAGAGGAGACTTTGTTACCCTGAAACAGTATGCACGTAGTAAGGATGGTTCTTTTCGCCCCATGACGGTGAAGGATTCTGAGCGCAATGTTTTCCCCTCTAGTAAGCGTATTGGAAATGGCTCTAGTGTTAATGCCAGTTACTTTCCCAAGGCATACACGCAGTATGGCGGGGGCGTTAAGGGCTATCTTAATGCCGTGCAAGTAGTAGACTTGGTTGAATATAATGTTGATGAGTTTGATGTAGTTGAAGGAGGCTATGTCAATAATGAAGCTGAAGAAATTCCTTTCGCTTCCTAAACCCTAAAGGAGACTTGGAGAGTAGTAGCCTATGGTAGGTTTACTACTCTCCCTTTTTTAATATGAAAACAATTGATACATTAGTTGCAGACATTTATAAATTATTTTCCCTTGATCCTATAAAAATGAAAGAGGAAGAGGTGGATGAATATATTGATTCTTTTGGGGAAATGCTGAAGAAACATATCAAAGAATTTTTGTATGAACAACCACAGACCAATGGAAATCTAAGACTGTCAGCTATTGGTAAACCAGACAGACAACTCTGGTATGGTTCCAAAACTACTAACCAAGAGAGTACCCTTAAACCCAGCACAAGAATTAAGTTTCTCTATGGATATATTCTGGAAGAACTTTTACTTTTACTGTCCTCAATTTCAGGACATAAGGTAGAGGATCAACAAAAGGAAGTTGAGTTGGAAGGAGTGAAGGGACATCATGATGCTATCATAGATGGAGTGGTGGTTGATTGTAAGAGTGCTTCAGGAAGAGGCTTTGAAAAGTTCAGAACAAATAACTTAATAAATGATGACCCCTTTGGATATATAGGACAGATCTCTGCCTATGCAGAAGCCAACGGTTTAGATGAAGCCGCCTTCTTAGCCATAGATAAATCAACTGGAGAGATATGTCTTTCTCCCCTACATTCAGTGGAGATGATTAATGCACGTTCCAGAATTAAACATCTTAAAGAAATCATATCAAACAATGATGTACCTGATAGATGTTATTCTGCTGTTCCTGATGGTAAGTCTGGTAATCTTAAGCTTCCTGTTGGTTGTGTTTATTGTAATTATAAAAGAGAGTGTTGGTCTGATACTAATCAGGGGAGGGGCTTACGTGTATTTGAATATGCAAAAGGTAAGAGGTATCTTGTACGAGTACATAACGAACCTGATGTTATGGAAGTAGCGGATTGGTAATGCACTGGACTTATAAAACTAAACCAGACCTAACTCAATTTGGATTTGTATATTGTATTACCAATCTTAAAACAAACAAAGCTTATATAGGATGCAAGCAATACTTTAATTATAAAAAAGGTAAGAAGAAATCTGAATCCAATTGGAAAATTTATATGGGATCTAGTAAACATCTGTTGGAAGATATAGAAAAGATTGGTAAAAAGAAATTTAAGTTTGAAATTATAGCGGAGTTTAAAAACAAAAGAAGCTTGAGATATTATGAGTGCTACTATCAAATGAAGTATAATGTTCTTACTGCAACCATTGAAGA